TCTTTCTAAGGCTGGTCGTAAGTTGCCTGAGCGTAACCAACGAGCTAAGACTAACAAGAGTAAGAAATGAAACACACAGTAGGTTTACAACTGACAGCAGGATCAGCTAACACAGTTTTAACAGTGCCTTATGGATATAAAGCTGAAGTTTATTTGTTATTCATCTCTAACCTAGACGCTAATAACAAAACCACAACAGCTTATTGGGAACACGCTCATAACACAGACCATAAGATTTACATCATTGACACTTACCCGATGGCTTCACACAGTTTTATTCAATTTGCTAGCGGGTCTATTATCATGCAGAGTGGCGACAAGCTTATTGTCACACCTGAAGCTGGTGCTACACAAAGTGTTATGTTATCGTTTGATTTATACAAAGAGAACACAGTGCCTTTCATGGCTGACTAAGGATAAAAATGACATACTTACAACTTATAAATGCTGTATTACGCAGGTTGCGTCAAGATACTGTAACCGATGTTGATGAGACAGACTACTCAAGATTAATTGGTGAGTATGTAAACAGTGTTAAAAAAGAATGTGAAGCAGCTTGGAACTGGAGTGCTTTAACATCGACACTTACTGTCAATACAACTTCCGATGTGTTTAGTTACGTATTAACAGGAAGTGGTAGCCGGTTTCGATTGGTTGATGTAGGTAATGATACATCAGACTTCATGTTACAACAACGTAGCGTGTCTTGGATGAACCAGAGCTACCTAAATACAGTTATACCCGGCACACCTAACTTTTATAGTTTCAACGGTGTTAATGCCAGTGGTGATTCTAAAGTTGATCTCTACCCGATCCCTGATGGTGTTTATACCCTCCGATTTAACGTTATTATCCCACAGGTTGACTTAGTAGATAACAACGACACTCTTTTAATTCCTTCAGAACCAGTTATTCAAGGTGCTCTAGCCCGTGCTATCAGTGAGCGTGGTGAAGATGGTGGTCGGTTAAGTAACGATCAATACGCCTTATACCGTAGTGCTTTAGCAGACGAGATTGCAATTGAAGCTGGTAGATTCCCTGAAGAAACAGTCTGGTACGCAGTATAATGGCAGCTTCACCCTTAACCCCAATCTCACTCGCAGCTCCTGGCTTCTTTGGTTTAAATACACAAGAAGCTTCGGTTAACGTACAACAAAACTTTGCACTCGTTGCTGACAATGCTGTTATTGATACTTACGGTAGGGTTGGCGCTAGGAAAGGGTTTGAACATACCTCAGTAGCCGATGCAGCAGGGACTGTAAAATGCATCCATGAGCACATTAACAAAGACGGGACTTCTCAAGTATACTATGTTGGTGGTGCTTCTTTCTACAGTTTAAATACTGCGACAGGTGTTTCTACTCTTGAGTATACTGATGCATCGCCACCTCCTGATGCTAACTGGCAAGCAATGAGTTTTAATGGTAATATGTACTTCTTTCATGAAGACCATATGCCTATTGTAAACGACATAACAGGGGCTACAGGCTGGGTTGACATGAGTAGTTTTGGAGCTATGCCTCCTAGTGTTACTACAGTCGGCACTGGTCTTAGCGCATTCGGTCGTATTTGGATGGCACGAACCAATCTGAATAAAACAACCGTATATTGGAGCGACACTTTAATCGGTACTAGCTTTACAACAGGTACAGCAGGTTCAATTGACTTAGAGAATGTATTTACTAACGGTACTGACGAGATAACACATTTAGCAGCTTTTAACGGAAATCTTGTTATCTTCTGTAAAAAATCTGTTATAATATACGGAGGAGCACAAGAGCCTTCAACAATGGCTGTCTCAGATATTATTGATGGTATTGGTTGTATCGCTAGGGATTCTGTTCAAGACATTGGCTCAGACATAATTTTCTTATCTGATATTGGTGTACGTAGTTTAGGTCGTGTTATCCAAGAGAAAAGCGCACCGATGCGTGACTTATCTAAGAATGTACGGGATGAGTTACTTGCGGAAGTAGCTGTTGAATACGAGGCGATCAAGAGTGTTTATTATGAAAAAGAAGCCTTCTACCTGCTTACAATACCAACTTTAAAAAGGATTTGGTGTTTTGATATTAGGTCAACATTAGAGGATGGTTCATTCAGGGTTACTACTTGGTCGGCAGTTGATTATACTGCATTCTGTGTTACTCGTGCTCGTGATTTATATTTAGGGACAGGTCTACGTGTTAGTAAATATGCTGGTTATCAGGATAACACATCATCCTATACCATGTCATACTATACAACATACTTAGATGCAGATTCACCATCTACACTAAAGATTTTGAAAGATGTTTCTATGCTATTTATAGGCGGTGGAAACACTACAATTGCAGTTAAGTGGGATGTAGATTACGGTTCTAATTACGCATCTAAAGTATTCTCTTTTGTTAGTACCCTTACAAGCTATTTTGGAATAAGTGAATATGGTGTTGGAGAGTATGCTTTAGGGGCTATTATTAATAGAAAATGGGTATCACTGTCCAAAACAGGTAGAGTATTTCAACTAGGGATTGAGGCGACTATTAATGGTTCTCCTCTGTCAATACAGCAAATGGATATTTTTGTTAAAGGTGGGAGAACTGTATGAGTTCATATACGAAGACGACAAACTTTACTGCTAAGGATTCGCTCCCTAGTGGTAACGTAAATAAGATTGTTAGGGGTGCTGAATTTGATGTGGAATTCAATGCCCTACAAGTAGCAGTTAACAGTAAAGCGGATAAGGCATCTCCTACTTTCACAGGTACGGTTACGCTCCCCACTGTAGATGGCGCAACAATTAGCGGGGGGACATACTAATGGCTACAATGCCTCAATTTACACCAGAGCAATTAGAAGCAACTAGGGCTTTCTTTGCCACCAATCCTAATGCAGATCAAATTTATGAGGCTGCCCGGGCTAACAATTTATCACCAGAGCAAGTAGCTGCTGCTTGGTCTCAAGCGACTGGTGGAAGATATAAACAAGGGTTGCGACAAGCTAATCAATATCTATCTCGTACAGGTAGGGATGCCCCTAACATGTTAACGAGTGCGACTGCTCCGTCTACTAAGCCACCTAAGCCAATTGGTTCAGCTATGGCTGACTTCTCTGCTTCTCCACTGGCTCCAGCAGGTAGCTACAAAACAGACGATTGGGTTACTTTACTAGCTGGTGGAGCTGCTGGTGGTGTTCAAGGAGCTTTATCAGCTGCGGGTATTAATGAGGCAATTAGACGCCTTCAATCTTTAGGTGAAACTGGTTTAACTGATTATACTAATTTAGCTAAAGCATCAACACAAGATATTGTTTTTAACCCATACGCAATTACTAGCTCATTAGGTTCTACAAGAGTTAATCCTGATGGTTCAATATCATCTACTTTAACTCCTCAGCAACAGGCCAATGTAGACGCTGCAATGAGGGCGCAGGCTGGTTTGTATGACTTCTCAAGATTACCTGATACATCGGGCATTCAGCGTAGAGCATTTACAGGTGCTGAAACACAGTTAGGTCAGATTGGGGCTGGTCAAGAAGACTTAGCCGCTCTGAGAGCTGGTTATGGTTCTGCCGCTCAAGGTATGATGGGTCTGTTAGGTGGTTCTACCACTGACATGGCTAATAAGTTGTTTGAACAGCAGCAAGCTATGCGTACACCTGAACAAGAGCGTCAGGCGTTAGCGTTAGAGAATCGGTTGCGAGCACAAGGTAGATTGGGCACTTCTACAGCTGCTTATGGTGGTACGCCTGAACAGTTAGCAATGGCTAAGGCGGTGCAAGAGCAACAAGCTGCCGATGCCTTTAATAGCATGACCCAAGCTGAACAGATGGCAACATCACAACAGGCTCGTGCATTGGGCTTGGGTAGTGCAACATCATCTTTGGCGCAGGTACAACAGGGTTTGAAGGCCGGAGATATTGCTAATGCTCAAGGGTTGTTTGGTATTGGCTCCGCTGCGGCTAACCTGCCTTTGGATATGCAGGGTAAGATGATTACGCAAGCTGGTCTGTTACAAGCACAAGCATTGGCTCCTGCTGCTGCTCAGTTGCAACAACTTCAAGCTGCTGGTACACTTGGTCAACAACGGGCTAATGCGGCTTATCAACAAGGGTCTTTGTTTGCTGGTACGGTTGGTGCTGGTTTGCAAGAACGCCTTACGGCTGAGAGTGCTGCGGCTGCTACTCGCACTAAACAGTATGACACTATGTTGAAAGCTTACGCTAGCCAAGGTGGTCAAACTGGTCAATCTGCTGATTTGTTACAGCAACTAATCCAAAATGGCATAACAAAAGTAGGTGGTTTCTTGTATAATGCCGCAGGTACATTGCTAGGAAAAGCATCAGACTTAATTGGTGGTGCTGCTACAAACTTGTGGGATACGATTGAAAACAATTACAACACTCAATATTATACAGGTGGTGTTAATCCCTATGATTTAGATTGGGAAGGTCTTTCAAAGAGTACAGGTACAGATTCAAACATACTAAAGGAAGCTTTGGATAAAGTTGTTAGTTGGTTTTGATTAACAGGAGATAAATATGGCAGGAATGTTTTCGAGTGGCGAGCAAGATATGTTGGGTAATATTATCCAGCAACGCCAACAAGCTAACCAAGCGTTAGGCAGCGGTTATGGTAAGTACGGCGGTATTGTACAAGCTGCTGGTGGCATGGCTGATACGATGGGTGATGTAATTGCTGGAGGAGGTGTAGGCGCTTCTGACCCCCGTATGCAACAAATACAGGATGTTAAACAAATATTCTCGCAGGTTGCTACTGAAGTAGGTAATGCAACTTCTTCTACTTTTTACGAAAAACTAGCTCAGGCGTTATCAACTAAGTATCCAGATCAAGCTCAGAAGGCGGCTGAGGAGGCAATGAAAGTTAAGAAGGATGAGTTTGCGGTAAGTTCACTAGAACGCTCTCAGAACCTGCAAAAAGCTATAACAGATATACCAGCTGATGTGACACCAGAAGAACGTTCAGCTCTTATTAAAGATGCACTTCGTAAATTTGGCTCTACAGAACAGCAAGTAGCGATAGCTAAGGAAGATGCTGCTATAGCTAAAGAAAAAGAAGCTGTTAAAAATAGAGCTACATCATTAGTTTCTTCCTTCGGTACAAAAATAAACGCTGAAACTGTTTTGTCTATTGCCGGTGATAAGGATTTGTTTAACAAGGTAATGGAAGACAGGTTGAAATATCGCGAACAAAATACTAAGGTAATTTCAACAAAAAATGGTGTTAAGTTAGTTAAAGACCCTTCAGGAGATGTTATTAAAGATTATGGACCTCCATCTTCTGGCGTCACTGTAATTAATCCGGGACAAAAAGCAGAGGACGTTGCTTATGGAAACTTAGTAGTTGAGCAATATAAGGATATTTCTGCTACGGCTAAAAATGCTTCGAAGAATGTTGTTGCCTTTGAAACCAATCTGAATATTCTTAACAAAGGGTTCACTACAGGTTTTGGAGCTGAAACTATAGCTGCGGCAGCTAGTGTGTTATCAGCTTTAGGTGTGCAAGGAGCCGAGCAGTTTGCTACAGACAGTCAAGTATTTAAAGCAGCAGCTAGTAGTGCTATTTTACAGAAGCAATTGGAACAAAAAGGTCCTCAAACAGAACCTGATGCTCGTCGTATTGAGCAAACAAGTGCCCAGCTTGGTAACACTAAGGAAGCTAACACATTCTTGCTTAAAGTCGGCATCGCTCAAGCTAGAAGAGACATTGCTCAACGTAATTTCTACGCTCAATGGAAAAAAGACAAAAAGACTTTTATAGGTGCTGAGGATGCTTGGTACGAAGGAGAAGGCGGTAAATCTTTGTTTGAGCGACCAGAGCTAAAAGAGTATGCTAAAGGTGCTACAGCAAAAGTAGATCAAATACCGCAACCTACTGGAACTCCTACTCCATCACCAGCACTTAGTGATGAGGATTTAATTAACAAATATAAGTGAGGTTAATCTTTATGGCTAACACATACGAAGAAGTGATGTCTGCTTTGCGTAATGCTGATGCGGCTGGAGATACTGAAGCAGCGACTAGATTAGCTAGAATTGCTTCTTCTATGAGTACTTCTAAAGCGGAAGCTACACCGACTCAAACACAACAAGAAAGCCCGTCATCCCTCACTCAGTTTGGCAGGGGTATGGCTTCTTTAGCTGATGTTACGCTTGGCTCTGTCCTCCCTACTGCCGCTGGGATGATAACATACCCGGTGGCTAGAACGTTCATGTCTCCAGAGGATGCTTCTTCTGCGGCGGCTCGTGTCTCGGAGGCTATTGATAAACCATTTGGTAAGGCGTTTGGTATTACTGAAACGCCAGAGTACAAAGGAGAAGCTTCACGGCAGTTGATTGAATTTATCGGTCAAAACATTAACAAAGGTGCTAAGTGGATTTCACAGCAGACAGGTGTTCCTGTTACTGACGTAGAGAACATGATTGGCACTCTGTCCTTAGCCGCTCCTAAAGTTATTCAGCCTGTAGCCGCGAAGGTGGCAGAAGTAGCCGCCCCTATTATTGCTGATGTTAAGGCTGGCACTCGTTTACCTCTGGATAAACCTCTGACAGCACGGGAGCAACGCCTGTCTGAACGAGACTACCAACGTGGTCCTGAGATTGAAGCGGCTCAGGATGCACAGCGACTAGGTATTGCGATTCCTCCAGAAGCGGCTCAACCGAATGTATCAACACGTTTGTTGTCCGCTGCCGCTGGAGATGCTGGTACTGCAAAACTTTCTAAAACTAACCAACAAAATGTACGTGCGGTGGCTCTTAATGAGCTAGACCTACCTCCAACAACACAGCTAAATAGTGTTAAACCTTTTGAAGAGGCACGGGCAAAAGTAGCAGAGCCATACAATAAGATAAGAGCACTTCCTACTATGACCGCTGATGAAGCAACCATTAATGCCTTGGATGCTCTCCGTCCTGATAGTAGTTTGATAGGTGCTGGCACAACAACAAAAGCAATTGATGCCATTGTTGGAGACGCAAAAGCAAAGGTCTCTAAAGGTATTAACGGAAATGATTTGTTACGTAATGTTGAAAATTTACGCAGCAAAGCACGGAAAGTTTATAACAACAAAAATGCATCTTTAGCTGATTTGGAACTTGCAGATGCTCGCATGGGTGTAGCGAACATATTAGAATCTACGATTGAATCTAACATATTTAATCCTAGACTTCTTAGTGATTTTCGTGATGCTCGTAGGCAAATGGCTAAATCCTATGCTTACCAAGACGCAACAAATTTAAATACAGGTGTCATCGATGCTGGTAAACTTGCTCGTATAACATCAACAGATAATGCTTTAACAGGCGATATTGCCGCTATTGGTCGTATTGCTGGTAACTTCCCAGAGGCTTTCGGTATTGCCCCTAGTGACATGTGGTCGAGAGGCTTGAGTCGGTTACGCCGTTCAGGACTCGCAGGAACTGTTGGTGGCTTAACTGGCTATGCTTTTGGTGGTGGTTATGGTGGCGCTATTGGCGCAGCTGCTGGTGCTGTTACTGGAGAACTTGGTCAATACTTAGCTGCTCGTCGTATGGCAAGTCCTGAGTATCAACGTGGTTTAAAAATAACAGACTACAGGCTTCCCCCTGCCGCTCAAGCAGTGGTTGGACAAGCACCAATCCCGACTAACCAAGCCATTGTGCCTTACCAAGCACCTGTGGAGGTGTTAGGACCGGGAGAGGGACCATACACCCCTAATTTTGTTATGCGTTCCGCTGTAGAGCCAGATGTGCAGGTTGTTCGTCCTGACTTAACAGGTGCGCTCCCAGCCCCTAGCGCTCAGAGCACTATGGGTGCATTACGTGCAGAAGATGTACGCCGTGCTAATGTATCTAGGGCTGTTGGGCAAGAACAAGAAGCTGCTATGGCTGCTGCTGAAGCCGCTCAACGCCGACCCGCAACAGGTGAGGTTATTTTGGACTTTGACCCAATTACAGGTCGTTTACGTGAATCTAGTGCTGGCTTACGTGGAGCAACGCCTGAGACATTTAGCAACTTTGGTTCTTCTCTGGAAACCGCTGCAAAAAAGGTTGCTAAAGGTACTAAGTTTGACATGACGGCAGCTGAGAAAGTTGCGTGGGAACGGACAAAGGTTGACATATCACAAATTCAACCAGGCTTCAAAGCGTTAACAGACAAAGCAATTGCTGAGAAGATGTTAGATCGTGAATGGGTTGCTCAAACAGCTCAGAAAGCTCGTGACAAGGCTGATGCTTTCGCTAAGATTGCAGAGCGTAACAAAAACGAGCAGACGATTCAGATGGCTTTAGAGAAGCGAGAGAAGATGATGGACTTGGCAGCGCAGATGGAAGAAAGTCTGCGTATGTCTCGACCTGATGTTTCCCGTAAACAACAAGGACCTAAGACCCGTCAAGCGTATCGAGAAAGTATAATGACTAGAAAGCCTGGATTGTTTGATCTAGGCGAATAAACTAAAAAGCCCCTAAGCAGTGATGCCTAGGGGCTTTTTTTTAGTCTTCTATTTCTAACACTTCAGGGTCTAGTTCTGAAAACTCACCAAGATAGAAAGTAAAGAATGGAATTTTGATAATGAGTCCTTCAAAAGCGGCTATGAATCGCCCCTCATCATCACCAACAACATGGCATATATTATCATTACTCTCAATATCAAAACCAAAACCTAGTCGATAATGTGGCACTAACGTCATGCTGCTTTCCCCCATACGTCATCCCATGTGCCTTTCATAGCACCTTTGGAATAGTCTGTTACTCGTTGTTCAAAGAAGTTTGTGTGACTCACTCCTAACATACCATCAACCCACGGTAGCGGATTCTTCTTCACCTTAAATACACCCTTCATACCCATAGAAATTAAACGTCTATCGGCAATATAGCGGATATATTGTTTAACATCCTCTGCTCGTAGCCCTTCCACTTCAAACATACCAAAAGCAAGATCAATAAACTTATCCTCTAATTCGACCATTTCGTTAGCAATCTCTTTGATACGCTCTGATGTAGTCTCATCGGGGTGTTGTTTAACCCACTCACGGTACACTTTAATCATTCCCTCAGCGTGTTGTGTCTCATCTACAATAGACCAGGCTATGATTTGCCCTAGTCCCTTCAGTTTCCCATTACGAGCAAAGTTTAACAGCATAACAAATGAGCTGAACAATTGCATTCCCTCACCGAAAGCAGAGATCGTAGCAATCTTTTCTGCAATAGGTGCGTTATCTAGGTGTTGGAAATACTCATGCTTCTCCACCATCTCACCATACTGCAAGAATTCGTTATACGTCGATTCTGGCAGTCCTAAAGTCTCAATTAGATGGGCATAGGCAGCAACATGTAAAGCTTCCCGTCCAGCAAACCCTGACATCATCATACGAACTTCAGGCTGTTTAAACACAGGGATGTAGTGGCTGTAGTACCCATCCCCAATGTCCAAATCACCTTGTACAAAGAAACGTAAGATTTTAGTCAGGAAGTCTTTCTCTGCTTTTGTAAGTTTCTTCTGATAGTCTTTTAAGTCCTCCACCATTGGCACTTCAGTGTGCAGCCAATGGCTTTGCTCATGTTGTAACCAAGCATCATACGCCCAAGGGTATTTGAATGGTTTAAATGTTGTTCTCTCTTCTGTTAATTGTGGTTTCATTCTTCGTACGTTTCTATGGAAATTGTTGCAAACCAACCTTTTTCTTTATCAGAATAGGTTTTTAAATACTCATCAGCTTCTTCTAGCTCTTCAAACCATCTAGTTTTTTCATACCATTTAGTTCCATCCTCTAGTATATCATAAACATCAACTCGATAGTCAATATCTTTTCTCATTCGGAATCCTCGGTGGTTATATGTAGGGTAGTACCTAGGCAGTGGTTTTAACACCGAGCTTGCCTAGATATTTTCCATGTAATTTGCCTGTTTAACCCTCACAAGCCAAACAGGTTTCCCCATTGGCAATAGCGGTCATATCAATTGTTTCTTCGATGCGCTGACGTTTAATCTGAGCACCAACCTTATCTGCCTTCCTCACTTTATCAGAGCGGAGGTAATACAAGCTTTTCAGTCCCATCTTCCAAGCCATGAAGTGAACAGCATGTAAATAAGCAACAGTTGTATCTGGTCGGAAGAAGAGGTTAACACTCTGCCCCTGGTCGATGTATTGTTGTCTATCTGCTGCAAGCTCAACCAACCACCGCTGGTCAATCTCCATCGCTGTCTTAAATACTTCCTTCACATCTTCTGGTACATTTAAATGTTGAACACTGCCATCGTTAGCAATGATAGAAGCCCAAGTATCATCGTCATCCATCCCAAGATCAGCAAGACGTTTAGACAAGAAACGATTACGATAAACAAACGCTCCACTTAAAGTATCCTGCCTAAAAACATTTGCTCGATACGGCTCAACGGATGGCGAAGTGTTACCCATAATAAGACTGGAAGAAGCATTGGGAGCAACAGCCATATGGTGACTAAACCGCCTGTTAACACCATGCAATTTAGCATCCTCGCAAGCGCCTCTTTTAAGAAACAAAAGATTGTCTGCATGTAAACACTCCTTATGAATGTGACTAAAGATGTCTCTATTAGTCAGCTTTGCCATAACACCATCAATAGCCATGTTATTCTTTTGTAAATAGGCATGGAAACCTAAAGCACCAAGTCCAACAGACCTTTCACGGGAAGCAGAATATACAGCCCTGCGAATATGGTCAGGAGCACTGCTGATAAAATAATCAAGCACATTATCAAGCATCTCCATAATGTCTGGAATAAACTGTTTGTTATCTTTCCAATCATCATAATACTCTAGGTTAACACTGGACAAACAACACACTGCGGTACGATCAGCACTGGTGGGTAGAAAGATTTCAGTACATAGATTACTACCATTAATTTTTAACCCTTGGTCCTGCAACCATGTAGGCATCGCACGGTTGGCTGTATCGGTAAAGACTAGATATGGCTCACCTGTCTGCATACGCAAGTCAAGAATCTTTTGCCACAATGTTTTAGCGCTTACAACCTCTATCACCTCCCCGTTGGCTGGGTTTACAAGCTCCCAATCGTCGTTAAGATCGCCATCCTTCATACACCGCTCGATAACATCCATAAACTTATCACTAATATTAACACCGTGATTAAGGTTAAGGGTTCGTAGGTTCTGGTCTCCGGTGGGCTTACGCATCTCCAGAAACTGAATAATATCAGGGTGACTAATATCCAAGAAAGCAGCATAAGAACCTCTCCGTGTCCGTCCTTGTCGGTATGCCAATGAAGAAGCATCATACATCTTCAAGTGAGGCATTACCCCTGTAGACTTATCATCACTGTTGCGAATGCCGAGATGTACACCAACACCGCCTCCCAACATGCTAAGCCAATTAGTTTCGGATAGATTATTAACCAAACCTTCTGCGCTATCTTCCATATAGTTAAGGAAACAGCTAATAGGTAAGCCGCGCTTACTACGCCCAAAAGAAAGAATGGGAGTGCTATAACTAAGCCAATGCTGACTACTGTAGTCATAAAGACGCTGAGCGTGTTCAGGATTACTGCTAAAAGCTTCCGATACATATGCAAACCTCTCTTGAGGGCTAACCTCATTCTCCATCATGTAACTCTCCCGCAACCGCTGTAGCCCCAAAGCATCGAACAGCTTGTCACGTTCTAAGTTGATTTTAATTGTCATCAAGTAGTTCCTCTAAATAATCAGCCATATCTTCAATCCTATCCTGAAAGCGAGCGACAATCTCTTCGGTGTTAATCTCTAACACTTCCAAGATTGTCACTTCGTCCAGACGTTTTAGTTTATCATAAATGTCAGGCAGGGTTAGCATACTTCTTTTGTAGGTAGTTCATCGACAAGAACATCTCATCGAATGCACCGTCCTTCACTTCATTTAACACAACCAATCCCCGCCAATGTGTGTTACTAAGTTGATCCATGTAGTCCTCATCGTGTAGGTAGAAGCTACCAGCAATTATTCCACAGATTGCCGTCCCGTCCGCTCTTTTCCCGTAAGCCACTTGCTTACCCTGCTGATGACCAGCAACACAAGACATATGGAGCTTATTAACGATAACACTAGCAGAGCTGGCTGCCCTGCCCATAGCACCAACTGGAAAGTAGTGGCAGAAACCAACACCATTGATAAAAACAGGCTTAAGAAATTCATACACTTCCCAATCTTTTTGATAGTTTAGGTCGTCAGTCGAAATCACTCCCTCCAGCATAGGCGTGTTAGCCACGGCGCGGTTGATGCGATTCTCATGGTTCCCCATTGTTAAAATCATACGAGGCTTGTACACCTTGTGTTTGTTAACCTTTTGTGTCGCTTGTAAGTCTCGTAAGGGTTTGAGTAGCTTCTTCATACCAATCTGAGCGGCGTTAATATCATCCTTATAACGCTTCCCTTCGAAGTATTTACTACCAGCCTTGTCATGGGTTGATAAGGACGGCATATCCGCGAAGTCGCCTATGTTAATAACAACATCAGGTCGGTAGTCACAGATAGCCTTCCCTGCCCATTCCAAATGCTCAGTAGCCACTCCCGGCTTCACTTGGCAGTCTGGAATAACGAGTATCTTCATTCTTCAAAAGCCTTTCGTGAAGCCTTACGGTTCCAGTAGTCTTCCAGCATCAGGTCTACATTCTCATAAACACCAACATACCCGCAAGTGTCTAAGAAAGCAGCAAACTGTCGCATAACATCGTGCCACATAGCGTCATCTTCACACACATAGAAGTGTTCTGTTGTTGTCGATACGCTTGGTCGTGAACTGCTCTTCTTAAAATGATAATACTGCTTATCTTCCATGTTAACCTCCATAAAGACTAGGAAACTGTTCAGTCAAGATTGCCTTACACTTCTCGGCAACCTCGCGGTGTTCCTTCTGTGTTGCTTCATCACAGCGGATGTCAACATAATGCATCCAACTCCGCAGTGTCCCATTCATATACATCCGACTTTTTGTTAACCCTTCAGGCAACAGCTTACGAGCCACCTCTTTGGCAATGCCGTTGTTGAGGGCAGCACCATAGCAATAACGAGCCTGAGCCGCTACTACAGCCTGCTGTTCATCCCACCAACGCTGTAGCTCCCGATCCTGAGTAGGTAGGCTGTTCTGGCGATTCTTCTCGTCCTGCAACCTAACCTCACCATACTCAAAACCAAGTGACTCTGCATACCGCTGACTAAACTCTTGAAAGCTGAATGACCGATGTCGAAGTATCTGTCGGGCAATGTCGCGTGTACACTCAATCTCCATACAAACATTAACCATCTCAAATGGACTCCAATGCTTGTTACGCATCAGGTAACGGAGTAGCTTAGGAGCCGTCTCTTTGTTATCCTGATTCGTTGGATTGCTAACACGAGCCATGTACGCTACCTTTTCCTCTGCATCGGGGGTAACCCACACTAGTTTAACATTCATTTGTCTGTCTTCACTCCAAGATAGGCTAGCATCAACTTGGAAGCATTAATGTAGCTTTCCACTTGCTTTTGGTTATCCTCAATGAATTTGTCTGGCTTGCCCCAATACTTATCACAATACTCACGCCACAACTCCATCGAGTCCGACATTTGTTTAACAAACGGGTTGCTTTCACTACTATATTCAAGTTTCATCTTTTCCTCTGCTTTCTTTCTTCATTTGTTTTGTCCTTATGGCAGGGCTTGCAAAGCACTTGTAAGTTCTCAGCTTCACAAAACAACCTATCAATAAACACAATAAAATTAACAAACCCATCATCAGGATCGACAACAGGCTCTATATGATCGACTTGCACTTCCTTAGCGACAAAAAAACCAGAACAAGCGGCACATTTGTAATGATCTGCCATTCGTCCTGTTAGTCTGTTTGTCCTCTTACCAACCAAAGCAGCTCTTAACGCATCGTAACGTGGAGGGTATTTTCGCCACCCGCCCCTCAATACAGATATGATAAAAGCCTTCCATCGAGCAAACGTCCACTTACCCCCGTTATACTCTCTGCTGCTCATACTGATATAACAACTGAGCAAACCCCTCTACGAATCGTTCGTCATGGTTACGTTCTCCCATAGTAAACAAAATGGCATGGACAACTTCGTGCATCAATGTAACCTCGTAAGATTGTCCTTCCAGCTTGTCGTTAATGAGAATAACAGCATCATCAGGATTTGTTGTTCCTAAGTCTGGCATGGAGGTTCGCTTAACAGTCCATGTCGTCCCCGCTAGTTTAAACTTTTTCATTCGGTGGACTCCACATCTGATCTGCTTCCCTGCGTAACCAAAGAAGTCGAGCATTCTCCAACACTCTTTC